AAATTTTTTTTGCACTTTCATTTAAATTTAAAATTTCAATTATTTTTCGGACCATCCCTATACTATTCGTAATCCCCGGGGAATTGTTTTCTGTTAAGTCATCGTCAGTAAACGGGAAAATATCAAACATTGTTTGATATAGTTTATCAGTAGTTTTGGTGGAATCAATATTTAAGAAATTATTGAACGAAGGATCATAATTTGTATTTAAATAAGTAGAATCATAGTAGCCGTAAGGTTTATCATCAACAAATCTTTTCATCGGAATATACGCAGGATAAGATTGCTGTATAGAAAAAGATGTCGTTAATCCATTTAGACATTCACCAGTTTCTGGATCTGTTTGATTACATGTAAATGTTGTAAATTCTAAAGGAGTATCGGGAAATGTATATGAAATGCCTCTATCGTAATCTTCTGATAATTTATTAAAGTCAGTATTTAACTCAGTAATATCAAATTCTATATTTCTTCTAATAAAAGATTTATTTCCCAAATAATCGAAATAGTAATTTGAAAAATCTGGATAAACACATTCATAATAAGAACTTAAGGCACCTTCTGATATTAACCGAGAAAATGAAAAATTCTTTATTGATACTAGTTCAAACGGTACTTCACGACCGGGAAATGTGTTTATATTACCAACAATATACGTTGTCGGGTGTTCAATAGGTTCTGTTGGTAAAATATTAACAAAATTTAAAAATGTATTTACATCTTCATAAACATAAAACGAAGGAAAAAGGTTATTTCCCATTGCATATTTACTCATATATTCTAAATGGGCAAAGGGAGAATCATCTGTGATTCTATTATTTGGAAATATTAAATTTTTATTTTTTAAATAATATTGAGTAGTAGTATCAAACTCTGAGGGTTGAAATATAAATTTAACATCTTCACAAATTTTATCAAAAATTTTATTACTATAGTCTATAGTACCATATTTTAAAACAGATAAATCTGCGTTTATTGTGTCTGTATTAATAGCTTTTAAATTTTTATAAAAATTTATTGATAATAGTTTAAATGTTATAAGTTTTGAATATTTACGATCAGTTGCAGCATTAGAATATTCAGTTTCTGAAACAACATAATATGTCTCAAAACCTTCAGATTCACCTTCAGTAGTCGTAAGAGGATCAGGTGCTATAGAAATTTTTATAATATCTTTACCAGATGGATTTAATTTTCCAATAATATCACCACGATCTTTAAGTACTAAAATACCATTAGCAAATTTGTGGTCAATGCCAGAAGACAATTCTAATCTTTCAAACATCGAAGTAGCTACATCCCCAACTAAAGTAAATGTTGGGTTAGGTTCTATAGGAGTATCTAATAGCAAAGCCTCAAAAGCTCCCGTAGAAACATGATAAAAACTAATTTCATTAATATTAATATATTTTGGAAGCATATTATAGTCTGTTCAATGTAAATGTACTTAGATCGCTTGATGCTTGACTTTGGGTTGACGAATATGTATCTGCAAATGCGTATTGAGATTTTGTTCCAGAGAAATGTGAATTAATGAGTGTTGGATTATACTTTTGTACCTTACCACCATCATCTGATACGAAGTTAAGAGGAAATTTATTTTTAGTGCTACTTTGGGTTATAGTAGCATCGTCGTAAAAGATAGCACCATTTCTTATCACTTGCACAGCATCGGTCGCAAGTAATTTTCCTTTGTATTTTGTAGAAATAGCAATGTTATCTGTAGAATCTGTTAATCTTTGTATAGAAGTTATTACAAAAAAATTATTAGTTGGATCAAAAAATGATCCTACTTTTTTGACAATGATATCACCGACCTGTAAATTAGGAAGAGCGTTTAAAATATAATAAACAGAATTTAATTCTTTAGTAATAAAGTATTTTGTTTTTGGTAAATCTGATTTTGGATTTACAATCTTTGATTTTTGTAATATTTGAAAACTTCTATTTGAATCTCCATATTTTGCATAAGAAACTTGTTCCGGTGAAAAGTATTCAGATGGTCTAAAAGATTCTTCCACTACATCTGGTAACTTAATCTTACCAAAGATATCTGCTATTTTGATATCTTTATTACCTTCAATTTTTGATAAAGTAAAAGTATTTTTGATATTAAGTTTCATTAGCCTAATCCTGCTGCAATTTCAGACTTGCTTCTGATACCACCAAGAGCACCGGGAATTCTTGTACCGGGTTCGAATTCCATGAAGGTCAATGACAGTCTAGTGGCTACTGGACTTCCGTCTATTCTATAACGAGGAACATAAGCATCCTGCTGTGGAATAGGGCTTACTGCAACCGCGCCCAATACACATACTAAAGGTTCTTGTAGCCATTGAGAGGTAACTCTATAATTATTGCCTGCTATTCTCCATAGAGGTGGTGGATATGCCTTTTCTGGAACTCCACCAGTAACTGGATAAGACATGGTATTAAATAAATCGCAAATGGACCACACAACATCGGCTTCCTGAGCATTCTTTGGAACAAATAGATATTGAAATCTAAATTGCCGTCTAGCTTCTGATAATAACGACAGTTCAGTAATATTTGAAAATCTTCTGTACGTTTCCGTGGCAACTAATGGCTCCACAAAACCAAAGACAGAAGAGGCTATACGCTCAGTCAGAGCCAATGGACCACCCGCATTTGCCATACCAGCAACGCTAAGGTGGGGACCAACAAAGCTAAGTTCTTCATTGAATGTATGCTTTGTTTCTAGATCATAGTTCATAGGCAATGGCAATATAACTGTTTCGACAGCTCTAGAAGCCACTCCAGCCCTAGTTCTATTCTGTGCTCGGACTGAGTAATCGGCAGCAGAAAAGTAAATCCAGAATGGATTTTCGGCTGCATATGCTAATGGATATCTATAAACTCCCATGCTTTATGTATAGATATTGTATGCCGTATAAAACAAAAATTTTGCTTTCCAATCCCCATAAATACATGGGTGGAACTACGCATGTTTATACGAAATCCTTGTGGGAAAGAAAGTTTTGTAAATATCTAGACGAGACTGCAACCGTCAAGAAGTGGGGATATGAAAAAATAAAAATTCCATATCTTTCTCCAATTGACAAAAAAGTACATACTTATTATCCAGACTTCATAATTCTAACAGAAGAAAATGGTAAAGAACAAGTCTTTATAATAGAAGTCAAGCCAGTCAAACAAACAAAAAGTCCCGAAAAGAAAAAAAAGGCTACAAAAACTTATATGGAAGCAAAGATTCAATATTTAGTTAACGAAGCCAAATGGAATGCTACTAAGGTTTTATGTGAAAAAAATAATTGGAAGTTCAAAATTTTAACAGAAAAGACGCTATTCAATGCAAATTAACAGCTCAATTAATTACATAAAAAATAAGGTAGAAACTTATGGACTTCAGAGAAGCAATCGCTTTGAAGTAAGCATTACAAGAAACGGCCAAGAAGTCGCCAATTCCATTCCGATATTTTCTGTTCAATTCCCAAACAAATCAGTAGGTGTTATTGGTGATTTTACTACTGGACCAAACATTGGTAGAAATGTTCCAATCAACTTTGACTATGATAAAACAAGTTCATTGTTGATGACTATGGCCATTGATGCTAAGTGGACTAATTACAAAGCCATTAATGACTGGGTCGAAGATATCGTCAATGATGGATCTAAGCTAAATGGAAGCGGTACTGGATTTGCGGGTAATCGATATACCTATGTAAATGATTATACATCTATTTTGGGTCAGGTTATAGTAGCCACTCTAAACTTACAAGATAAAATATCATCAACTTTTATATTTTCAGAGGCTTATCCAATCGGCATTTTCCCACTACAATTCGGAGAAACAGAAAAAAATGCTGTTATGTTTGCAACGGTAGAATTTAATTTTAGAACTTATACATTTAAAAATAATTGAGGAATATATGTCATATTTTGAAAAAAGATTACCAAAGTACAAAGCAAAATTACTAAATGGCAAAGAACAATATTTTAGACCGTTCTTAGTAAAAGATGAAAAAAATCTTGCGATCATAAAAGAAGAATCCAGAAATGATCTAGTAATCAAAACTGTGATGGATTTAATTAATGATTGTTATGATATGCCACTTAGTCCTAAAGCTGAACTCGCTTTAGTGGAACAATGCTTTTTATTTCTAAGAGCAAAGTCAATGGGGGAACAATTAGATCTGGAAATAACTTGCCCAACTACTCAGGAAAAGCATAAGATTAGTCTAAATGTTTTAGATCATAAGATAAGTCTCATTGAAGGCAAGACTTTAATGATTGGTAATGGAGAAGTAGTTACCTTTGAAAGTATTAAAGCCAAAGATTGTATCTCTTCAGAGCTTACAGTCGAAGAAAAGGTTGCTTTACATATTAAATCATTTGAAAAACAAGATGAGTATTTCATTATGGATAATCTTCCTCTTGAGGAAAGAGTTGAAGTTCTTAAGAATTTAAAAATCGATGAATACAATAAAATAAAGGATTTTATAGAAAACAATCCAGAAATTTATTTTGAAGTTGGCTATACAACTTCTGACGGAGTTTCAAGAACAGCAATTATTGGAGAACATCTGCGTTTTTTTTCTTAATTCTCGATAGTGAAAATTTAGTAGATAAGTATGTAAAATTTTTCAATCTTATCTACAAGCATGATCTTCCGCTATCCGAGATTGAAAGAATGATTCCGTGGGAACTTGACGTTTTCATATCACAGATCAAAGCATATCAGACAGAGAAAAAACTTAAAGCAGCATCAGCAAAAGGATATAACGAATTATCATGAACGAAGAACCTAAGCCAACCAACTTCTTTAAAATGATGCTCACCGAGACATCTTCAAAGCCAGAAGATGACACCAATCTATTGGAAAAGGAAAAGGAGCAACTATTAGAAGATCTTGATAATAAAAAAATTACTCAAGAGGCTTATGATAAAAGACTTCAGGAGATAGAAACTGAACTCTCAAATAAAAAATCTAGCTACAAGACTGAAGCCGAACCAGTAAAGACTACTAATGATGTTACTGGTGAAAAAAATGAAAATGAAGAAGCATCAAATGAAAAGGTAACTGAAGTTGTACCAAAAGAAATTGAAGAAAAAACTCCACCTCCTCCAAAGATCAAAGAAGCTAAAGTAAAAACTAAGGAGAAGGAACTATCGGTACAAGAAAAGAAAGAGCGTCAGGCTGAAAGAAATATGCCTGAGCAAGACAAGATCAAGGTTGAAACTAGATCTGAACAGCTTTCAATTTACGAGCAAAAGGAAGATCTTGAAGAAGTCGTTATGCAGAAAATTCAGGAATTGAAAACAATTCAATCCGGAAATCCTATTAAGATCAATCAAGAAAAATTTGATCCACAACAATTTATTTCAGACAAATCAGAGGCTGCATCAGCACCCTCAATTCCAGCCGTTCTTGGTCAAAGACCAATTCAACCAAACCGCAATGAACAATCAACCCGGAGCCTCAATAGTATTGGCGACTCCGGGTTGATATTGCAGATGCAGAAAGTTCTTGACGTTAGTTGGAGAACTTTAAGTTATTAATTTTCCCGAGACAGACGTTCGAAGTATGCCATCGCATCCTCTGAATCTGAAGGACCAGACCGCTTAGGAGTTGATGGGGTATCTTCATCCTCAATAGTCTTTGACTGAGCACCGATGTCACGAAGGTCCCCACCAAGAACATCATTCATCTTCTTCTTGAGGTCTTCGTAAGTCTTGAACTCAGTCGGATTGACAAACTCATTAAGCTTGTTTAGATTCTTCCAAAGCGATTCAAGCTTTTCATCGTCACCGCGATAGAGTTCTGACTGAGAATCAAACTCAGACTTATCGTAATTGATGAATCCAGCAACCTTACGAATCTTCAACTTGAAGTTAGCACCCTTCCAGAAGTCGAATGGGTTGATGGCTTCCTCATCCTTGAACTGGGGCTGCATGGACTCCTGAATCTTACCAAAGATCTTGGTGCCATACTTATAGAGGAACATCTTACCATCGTTGGCTGGGTTGGCTGGGTCGCTAACAACTAGGATGTTTGAGATGTAAGAAAGCTTGCGCTTACGATTACGAGCGATATCCTTGTCCTTTTCGATACCGCTGTTCCAGAGTTCGCTGTTGCCTTCGCAGATTGGGCACTTCTGACCAATCGTGGTTGGGCAATTCTCAATGAGCCAGCCACCCTTGCCTTGGAAGGCATGTGAGTAAACCTTAGCCCATGGAATGTCTTCTCCGGGAGCAGCAGGGAGGAAGCGAATAACGGCATAGCCATTACCAGCCTTATCGACTTCTGGCTTCCAGAATCGATCATCCTTATAGGATGCTTCCTTATTGAGATCTTCGATCTTCTTGGTTAGATCTTCGATGCTTGACTTAGAACGCTTTTTGAAATCACTGAAATTTGACATATAAAACCTTTCCCCAAGGGACTACCTTGGCCTAATGAGAGTATGATACAGTAAAGAATTTAAAAAGGAAGTCTAGACTTGTTGTTTTTAACAAGATTTAGTTCCTTGCCTTCAGCCGAAAGCTTTTCGATTATCGGTTTAGAAATCAGCTTTGCAGCTGCTTCCGGTTCGATATTATATTCTTGTGCTGTGTTAAGAACAGCATCCAAATAGCTTGAATTGTGTTTAAGCACATAATCTTCCACTTTTTTGGAAAATTCATTTTTGTGTGAGATGTCTATGAGCATTATATAACCTATATATTACTGAAACTGGAGATAAAATGGCAGCTGATACTGACGACAATGTAACTATTGTAGCATCTGGAGGAAATACTGCAAGCATCGCCACGGATTATGGCACTACCGGGGACGCTGGCACATTCCT